GGCAACATGAAGTCATAGTGTATGCTTATGATCCCCAAGAGTGGCCTTATGAACGTTTTCACACAGCCGTTGAATCAGCCAATACAGAATTTTTACTGGCACGTGATATTCTGGCCCTGGAAGATCATCCTGAGGACGTGGAAGATGTCAACGGAGTAATAATGAATCAAGGCAAGTATGCTTTGGTACTGGTACAAAGTCTTTCAAAGCTAAACACAGCCGCAAAACAAATGGGCTCAAAAGGTTTTTACCACGCCTGGCCAGAAGAATATCTAACCGAGCTGTTCAATCATAGACAGGATCCCAGATGAGCAGTTATCAGTTTGCCAGAGTTGACCTCAGCAAAACCAACTACAGCATAGACATAGAATGGATGTACATAACCCAGCCAGAAATACCTGCACTCAACGCCATCTATCGTGAGTACTGCGTGTACAAAAAGTTTTTATCAGTGATGCCTATCTTTGACAGCAGATACACCGATCCAATGACTGATATAATTGGATACTACGATCGGGCCCGACTAGTGGCGTTTTCACTGATCCGACGCTATGACCAACACAATGCCCTGTGCGATCAGTTTGCTTGGACCTATCACAATCCTAAACTACGCATGGGTATAGAAACAATGAAAGCAGAGTGTGCCATATACAAACAACGTGGCTTCAAATACCTGTACCTTGAACAAGCACACTCTTACAAATCTGAAATAGACGGATTTGAAATTTTAGGACCACTGGAGTAAACATGGATTTATATACAATTTGGGCAGACAAAGAAGGCGACATCTCTGACATTGACTGGGTCAACGGAATGAAGAGTTTCTTTGATCATTTGGTAAGTGAAGGTCGTATGGAAACATATAGAATCACACGTTGCAAGATGGGATTCCGTAGCATTGCTGACATGCCAGAATTCATGATCATCATGGAGTTCAAAGACATGGGTCAAATGGATTCAGCATTCAAACGAGTTGCCCCACTCAAGGGCGATCTTGAAACCAAACACAAAAGTTTCAATCAGTTTGTTTCAGGAAACATTCAACACGCATTGTTTAGAGATTGGCCAGATACCAATTTAGATGATTGAGTCAACACATTACAATTTTATCTACAAAGACTGGTTGCAGTTGTTGTCTGACGAATTGCTGAATGCTCACGGCTGGGTATTCAGACAAAAATTTTGGCGGTATTATCTAGCACAAGGATTACAGCCTTATTTGGAAAGCAATGCAGTCACCTGGTATCACAATCAGACTGATGCATTGTATACCATGGCACCACAGTGGCGCAAGTTGTTTGACAAAGTATACGAACTGGCAGGTTCCAACTTTCAACTCATGAGATATGCCTTAACTGGGCAAACTCAAAACCAGCAACCAGTGTTGCATACGGATGTTAGTGAAAATCTCAATGGCTGTATAAAAGTTATTTGATATATCTCAATACTGTTGCCACTCAAGGCTCTACAGATTTTGTCGTAGACAACAAATTGGTACATCAAGAACCACCTGAACCAGGCAAACTGATTGTGTTTGACAGTAAAATTTTACACTGCGGCAATCCACCAACACAATCAGATTTTTTGAGATTGAGTATTGTATTACATGGAATACACACATGAAAGAACTGCTACGCAGTTCTGTTGATTTCGCTGTGCTCATCAACTGATTGTCTTTTCAGTATCATCTAGATACTGTGGTCATAATTCACCGTATGCACGGTGAATTGACGGCATCATCTGAGTGACCGCAGTCATCTATTCTAAAGAGATTGTTGTTTCCAACACGGAGGCGGTTGACCGGTACCCCCTACTCTAGCTTCACATGTCAACGGAACCCTAGTAACCCGAAATAGATCCAAGTTCTAAGAGCACGGGTTGTATCTTTTTCACATTGCCCGAATCGTTTGCTGCCTTAAGTTAGTAGCTGTTCTTTGACGCCCAAGTCCAGACCGGGTATTGCACCGTTCCTCAATGGGGCTGAGTCATTGCACTCAGCACAGAGTCGTAATTAAATTTTGTTTCGGATGTGTGAGCCATGCACACGTACTTGTATATGGCCGTTGTAATAATCTGCTGATTCCAATACTTGTCTTGCAAATTGCTCTCGTGCCTCAATATAACTGCATTCTGCTTTGCTTCGGCAATAGTAAAGTATTTCTCTGGTGAAGTTTTCGGTGCCTAAAGTGATTACGTCTGCGGTTAATTCTGGGCTTGACCCGTAGTACTCACGCCAATCACTATCGATCTTGGTGCGTATTTTCTTCCGCTTTTTATTGCCGTTCTTTTGTTTTACTGTCTTGTAAGTTGTTTTTGAAAATTTTGCTAATTTTTTGCCTATGTACTTGCGTCCAGATAGATTATTTGTGATCTGATAAACAAATCCCACACAGTCTTCAGGCAGTGTCTCAACTGGGGTGTCTTGATAAAGCCATGTCATGTGAGTTGTGGGAAATTGCCTTTCGTGATATAGTTATGCTTTGTGTTCAAAGTTCACGTAAAAAGTTGCCTCTTCTACCACAGTGTTTGGGGATAATGCGGTAGAGTATTGTATAAAATTGCTGATATCTGTTAAATTTACGCCGTTTCCAGTCCAAGTGGGTCTGCTACGACTCAGTTCTGTGTCCAAGCGATCAGGTGTGATCAGCGTGGTCTTGAACTTGATTAAATTTTGTTTGAATGACTGTGTGCCCTGCCTGCTGGCATGTGCCAGTGCTGCCTTGGCCACACGGTATGTTTCAAATCTAGGTTCGGGGGCCACAATGTGTCGTTCGCCTACTGAGCCGATGTTAAAGATGTGCCCACTCTTGCCAGCATCTTTCCACTTGTCATACACTGCCATGTACAAGTTTGTTTGCGCAAAGTTGGCCCAGGCTTCGTGCGGCGGACCATCAAATGCATTGTTGACAAACACATCATAATTCAAACTTTGTTGAGCAATCAGTTTGACAGCTTGTTTATCAGTGATGTTCAAGTTTGTGGTCCTGCTGACACTGTCTGCACCAAACACATTCACTAGGTGTTGCCCCAGTCCTCGGTTACCGCCTGTTACTAACATTTTCATCGTGATTGATCCCATACTTTTGTAAATTTCTCTCCGCAGGTCATGGCACATTCAAACAGTCGGTTGTGATTGTGAAACGATGCCACAAGATCCTGCCAAAATTCATTGGCAAATATTTCTGGCAATGTTTTGTGATGTATGTTCAAATTATCTAGTCCATAACGTTGTAAAAATTCACGCACTTGATTTTTGCCATTCACTGTACTCAACGGGTTGGCACCAGGCAATGTGCCATCTTGAAATCTTGCATCATACAAGTTGTGATTGAAAAAATTACAAGGCAATACCATACCTTCGGCATTGATAGCTACTTTGTTACCGGTCAGTGCGTCACAATGTATGGGTGTGGTATCAAAATATTCTTTGATGTTGTGGTATTGTTGTTTAAGCTCAGGCAACGATTGCATGCTATGATTTCTATATCGCTCATTACTGGGAGGTTCCAACACATAATCAGCACCAGCTACTGGCCATGAATCTAGCTCAGTCATGGTGGCATGATTTAAAAATCTACCAGTTTTACGAATTAGCACATTGTGAAAGCCCATGCTCTTGCCCAGCGATTGAACTTGATCAACTTGATGTTCATTGTGTTTAAAAACAATAAAGTTCCATTGTGCTCGTCCACCAGCTGAGATAAACGCCTGTGCATTAGCAATAGCAGTGTTGTATTTTACATTCTTTCTGTACAAATGTAAAGTATCTTTTAGTCCGTCGATGCCAAAATCTATCTGTCCGTAGCCGTTCATGATGCGGGCTATCTCTTCCCAGTACCCAGGATCATGCAATCCTCCATTGGTGTGTATGTACACCCACAAGGTGGGGCTCTTGCTTCTAAAGTCACGCAAGATGTCCAAGAAATCAGGATGCATTATGGGATCACCGTAACTGCCACAGAAAAATACTTGTCTCAACTGCTGACACAATTCAGTGTTGAATGCTTGATCAATTGTCACACGTGGCAAGTGAATGAGTGGCATGTAGGGATTGATACCTGTTCCCATGTTGTTGCGAGGGCACTGAGGACAGGCAGCATTACAATATGTCGTAATTTCAATTTGATATTCAGTAACACTGTTGCTATCAAACATCAGGCAAATTCACAAATATGTTTTTGATTTCTTGAAGCACTTGATGATTGGTTTTAAAAATAGTACTGCTCAATTGTGGTCCTTGACGTCTGAGGTCAATCAACCATTTCAATGCAGGAGTTGCAAATTCCAATACCCATGTGCCATTGTGCCCCAAATATAAATTGGGACATATTGAATACGGTTCGTTGTCGGCTTTGTG